GGGTGTAAAAACTCAAACACCCCCGCCCGTACCCATTTAAAATTTTACAAAATTTTTCTAAAAACTTTTTTATAGTTGCCAGTTACATTAATTTCGCAAATTTCATCTATCGCATGGTTGATGGCGGCGTTATAAATCGCTTCAGACAATTCATCAGTTGTAACAGCAATCCGTGCAATGTAGTTCATTGTATAATAACCATTATCACAATCAAATCTGTTCCAATCATCGTACTGTGTGAACGGATCAAATGGATTATCCAATGTTGTCAGCATCATGTCAGTATCATTTGTCATTTCAGTTTCAGTTTCATTCATCATTCATCATCCTTTCATCCTTATATCATGTATTACTACTTCAATGATGCAACAGTTGAAGTTGAGATACCAAGCATGTCAGCTATTTGGTCCAACGTGTAGCGACCCATCATGCTTCTAGCACGTGCTGCAATAGCAGGTGACACACTATTAACAGAACTTCTAGGAGTTGCTAACTTCTGAATGTCCTCTATCTTAGAATTGTTCAGAATCTGCGAAAGTTTATTATGCGTAATTGCACCAGCCTGTATAGCCTTCCATTCTTGTTCAGTAATCTCTATTCTTTGTTTGCCTGCACCTACACGTAATCTTGCATCAGTGATTGCTTGACCACTAATTCTCCTTAATTCTGAGGTTGTTAGGTTAGGATTAGCAGACTTTTTAGCACTGATCTCAACATTAGCTAGAACTTGAGCCTGTCGTTCAAGCGGTTGATTACGAAGGGCGGTATTAAGCTTTGCATTTAAAGAATTTACTTCGGCTTTGTACGTTTGGTTAGCCGTCTTAGAATAGGGGGTAGGTTTTAAAGCTACAGACTCTTTTCTTGCTTGATTCCCTAAAGCCTTCATCTCATTAGCAAACTTTGCATAGACTTGTTCCATTGGTGTAATCTGTCTAGTTTTAGGAATCAAACTTAAAGCATCTTCAGTTTCATACATCCTTGTAGACACTTTCTTCTTTGGTGTAGGTACCACAAGTTGACCGGCCTTGTTTATATAGGGGGCTTTTGCTTCGACTAATCCATAAACCTTGCGGCCTGTTGTTGGATCTACAGAATACTCATTCCTTCTTACCAAACTTTCATAGCCAGGCTCACCTTTCTTAACAGCACGGGTAGCAGTTACATGCACTTCAGAAGTTGACCTTGATAAAAGGGTGGAGGCTCCTTTATTGGCACCGCCTTGATAAATACTTTTTAATTCCTTAATACCATTATCTCTTTCAGACTGCTTCCAATTAAGGTCATGCTTCTGAGCATCAATGACTACCATAGAATGACGGACTGCTCTTGCTAAATGTTCTGGTGTAGCACCCATAATCTGCATGTCTGTAATAAGATTCGAAACCTTACCCATCTCAACACCTTTAGATTTATCAGACATCTTCTTAAAGGCGGGGTCATTAGTAATTTCTTTAGGGTACTTATAAACTTTACTATCAAAATCCTTAAGTCCCTGAAGAGAGGGGGATGATTTGAGACCTTTAGAATATGGAATCACTACAACAGAGTCACCATCAAAGTCTGCACCAGATAACTTCTCAGCTGCCTTTGGGTGAATGCCAATGGCATCAATTGCGGATTTACCAATCATCTTAATTGCATCGGGGTTTGTATTATTTACTTTAACAAGGGGTATTTCAAAAGTACCAGCATGAGGATATCGGACTAACATAACAGTCTCGCCATTCTTATAGGCTGGAGAATATACCTCATTCTCTTTAAGAGTGGGCACACTTAATAAAACTTTCGAACTTTGCCTTGGTAAAGCAGCACCTTCTAAATGTACAGCCTTAGCATCGCAATCATCAGCATAAGAATCTAATAATCTTTGTTTAACAGCAGGGTTTGTTACAAGATTAATATCATCTAACTTAGCTTTCTGAATATCAGCAGCCATCTTTAATTGTTGATTGGCTACATCAACGGATTGTTTAGAAAGAAATTGCGAAGCAAGAGCTTTACCAGAATGCCATGAATCCCAATATCCTTCTTCTCCTGCAGTAATCTTAGAAGAATATCCCACTTTGTTTATTAAAGATAACTGGGGGGTACCATTCTTATCTAAATATGTCGACTGAGATATAGCTGTCTTAAAAGGATTAGTAGGATTGTTTGGGTCTCCATCTTTATCAATTCTCTTAAAAGCACCCATAGGACCAACATCTCTAGATTTGTTTGAATTATAAATAACATCTACACCCTTTGGCATATTGTCATCATAAACAGCCATACCCTTCATAAAATGGGTACCATCGACTGCAATTCGAACTTGGGCATAAGCTTTATCTCCTAAAGACAAATCTTCTACGCCTCGTCTTAGTAATATCATTCCATCCTGATTAGCTCCACCGTCTTCTTTGTATCTAACTTGAATGCGGCTAGAATCTAAGGATTTGACATTTTGCAATCTCTGATATGTTTCTCCACCATCTTTAGACCAATCTGTAATAGAACGAATATCACCTTGGTTCTTACGAACTTCTTGATAGTCCATATCAGATTTAGTCAAAACTTTCATATTGGTAGCTTTACCAGTGCCGACTTGTTGAACAGGAACTTCATGCACAGAATATCCCTCATGCTCTAATGCAAAAACAGCAGTATCAAGAAGTGTACGTTTAATTCCTAAATGTAAATCAACACCAGCACCAACATCCAACATTTTCTTTTCTTCTACATTTTGTTTTAAAATATCCTTTGTTCTTTCAAGAATTTCAACTCGTTCTTGTCTTAAAGGACTTAATAATTCTCTAACAGATGATTCGTTCTTTCCAACTATCTTAGCAATTTCAGCATTTTTGTACCCATCATCATGAAGTCTATTGACTTGAGATATAATTGCAATATCTTTGAGATTATTAGCAATAGTAATATAGCGACGGAACCCTTTAATATCACCTTCACCATTACCATCAACAATTCCAATCCCTTTAGCAATATCTTTTTCACTCAAACCTTCTCGTTTGGCTTGACGAATATAACCTAAGAAATCATCCTCACTTTGAAAGGGGTGGTCTCCTGAGCCCCAAGGATATCTTCCAGAACGACGTTTAACTCCATAATGCATCAATTCATCTGTTCTAATTATCATAGGCTTAATCTCCTCGTTTCATCTGTTCAATTTTCTTATCGAAATCTATTATCTTTTCAATAATATAAAGAATATCTTCCTTTGCTGGTTGATAGATAGAAATCTCATCAGACTGATATAAACGCAATTCAATATTAATATCATTTGGATTATAAGAATATTCAAGACAAAACAATGCTGTGTAAATTTCCAATTGCTTTATTGAAGCTGGCGTTGAACCAGTTTTCAAATCATGAATTCTTAAAAATCCATCTCTAAAACTGATTGCATCAGCTGTGCCAAAACAATTGCACGAATAATATAAAACTTGTTCGGTTCTCATCTTGAACCCAATCGCATCATTAATATACGCATTCAAAGTTTTATTATTCTTAATTTGTTTAATCCCAAGCCTAATCGCTTTTGACGCAAAGTCATGGAGTTCGGTCCCCTTCTGAGAAGCTAACCACTTAGACCAAACCGATTCTAACTTTTCGTCGTCATAGTTTACCCAATAGTGTTTGCTTGCAGATAAAAATGCATGCTGCCCATCAAGATTGGAATAGTGATTCCATTTCATTCAGTACCTCTTTCTGATTAACAGGATTTATAATCTTTGCAAAACTCATCCTATCAAACTTATCAATATAATACTTCTGATTTGGTTGAGTTGGTGATGTTGGGTCGGCTTTACATTCAAGCATTGCCCAATGGTCATTGTGAAAAACAGCTAAGTCTGGAACACCCTGCATATAATTTGGGTCATTCTTAATTACTACCGCATCAGGATATCGGTCTTTAATTGTTCTAATTATTTTAGCTTGAAACTCTCGTTCTAACATTTAATCATCTTCTTTCAAAAAAAAAATGAAGAGAAATATCGTTCTTTTAAACTGTTGAACTTAAAACTCGCTTTCAGTAACAGCGAGCGGTATTCTCTCTTCATTAAACGGTGTGTTTTTCCCGCGATTTTACAAACCTGCAAATATAGACTCATTAAAGTCTTTCTTCTCTCTTAGACATCTCGCTATCGCAATATCAATTGGTGATTGACTAGACAAGTGATAGTAATATAAATCTGTGAACTCAGTATTTAATCTATCAATTCGTCCAGCTGATTGCACCATAATTTTGTATGAATAATTCTGAGAGAAAAATACAATGCAATTTGTGTCAATACAATTCCATGCTTCAGCTCCTGCAGTATACTGAACCAAATATAACCATGTATTAGTTTGTGGAATCTCTTCATGTTTGTGTCCGTTCCATTGAGAATATGGAATATTGCGAGTTTGACAATACTCTTCAATCATATTCAATTCATAATTGAAATTGTAAAAGACAATTACTTTTTTCTTTTTCAAATATATGTCGTCAAGCTGAATGATGCGGTCAAAATCTTCATTGCAAATATGGCGAAGCATATAACACAACTCAGCAGCATTAGTTATCGGAACGCCAGATTCTTCATTCCATCGATTCTTTGCTACTCTATTGTACTTCTCTTTATCATACTTGCAAATAACATCAATGTGATGTTGAACTGTTTGACGCTCAAATTTCATAGTACACAAAATATCATCTCGCAATCGTATTAATTTTTGAATATTGATGTAATAATCAATTAATGGAAACTTAGCAAATCGTTTAAACACAACATGCTGTTGTATAAAATCCGTTCGGTTACGATAGAATCCATTTGCAAGAAATACCGGAACATAATCCATCCACTTATCACCAGGAGTTGCAGATAGTAATATCCAATTATTACTTTTAACAATCTTCAAAAATGATTTAACCCAAGCACCACTCCCAACTAATCTTTGTTCATCAAATATAAAGAATGCATTATGAACTCCAACATACTTGTGAATATTATTCCATGAATCAACCTTCAACTCAAATATACCAAGCGCAATTGCCTCTTTAGTCCAATCTAAAGAATCACGTTTACGAGCTGTTGTAATAACATAAAGATCTTTATTAGATTCATTCTTTAGAAAATATGCTAGAGACGTTAAAGTTTTACCAGAACCGACCCCACCTTGTAAGATGGAGCCGGTCTTTAATTTCTCTACTGCCTCTTGTTGATGAGGATATAGTTTCATTCGTCTTTTGGATAATTATTAGGTAATGTAAATATCATTCCACATTCTTCACATTTATATACACATAAATCTTCATGAAAAGTAACCCCACAAGAAAACGTATTGTTTTCAAAATATGTGGTATATGGAAAAGATGCTTTACTTATAAGACCTCTTAATGTTGAACTACCACAATAAATACATTCAATTTTATTTAACATTATAACCCACCCTTTCCACATCCACCATCACAAACCATACAATTACCACAACCGCCAATTGCATCTTGTCCGCTATCAGGTACAATCTCATATTTCTTTTCCAACTCATCTTCAACAAGAGTAATATACATCTTCTTTAAATATGCTTTTACACCATTCTGTCCATTAACGGTCCATTCATACGGACGAATAATAACATCGACATTCTTAATTTCAGCCCAATCAAGAATATTAACATTATCTTCATTCAACTGTGTACGACCTTTGCTCCCAATAAGCAATATAGTTGGAGGAACTTTACCAAACATGACTTTAACTTGAAGAATTGCCTGGGGCTCATCATCTTCATTTCTAGGTTTAAGCCATTTAACATTCCATCCATCTCTTTCCAACTCGCGAGCAACATCATCTTCCAAAAATATGGAAAAATTTCTATCGCCAGCTTTATTGAACTTTCCCTCTTTACCTGAAAAGTTATTAAACCCTATCCGCGCATTTTCTATTGTTACGTTATTTAACATTATATCGTCTCCTTTATTGTAATTTGTTCTTCTTTGAATTCATTTGTGCGCATACTAATATAATCGCACAAACACCCAACCAAATATATCTTTGCCTGCCACATATCTCGTGTTGGAGTTGGAAGGCTGGATAAATGAAAATGCATCACATCCATATTTTTCATAAATTGATCTTTAGTCATTCGCCCTTCTCCTCTATAAATATAGTATTGTCCATCCCCATAGCGCAATCACTATGGTACCCATCTTGAATCAACTCAGTGCAACCTTCACAGGATATAGCTCCACACTCCATAACTACAGGACCATCATCTGAAGAAATATCACCTCCTTCCATTATTGGATTATCCGAACAGAACAGTTCAGGATTTGTATACTTCGCAATCTCTTTATACATCTCATCGGACTTATTGACAAAATATGACATATCAATATCGTCAACTTTGTCTTGGTCCTTAACTAAACTAGACTCTAACCAACGATAACCTTTCGAACTAGGTGCAGCATTAAATTTCTCTTCTCTTTGAGCTAATAATATGCCACCACCTCTTCCAGATTTGATGGGACAGAACTGACCAGTCTTACCTATGAAAATATAATTGTGCTCACCATCAGCTAAGTCCTCATTCATGTCCAAATATAACGCGGTTGTGACATTACGAGTCTCACACAAATCATTGAACTCAATTGGCTCACGACTAAACAAAGTCTTAAATATAAATGGATGAGCGAACTGTGCTCCAGTTGCTGACCATGTTCCAATTTTCTTAGCTTTGTCAGCCCACTTGTATTTACAAATATAATCCGCATCAGTTATAAGACACATCTTTTCATATGTTGCCTCATGTTCAAAAGTATAACCATATTGTTTAGCGAACTCAAAACAAAAATCAATTACTTCTTGATCACCATTTGCAATCTTAATTGAATCTGTCTTAATATGGATAACATTATAACCTCGTTCATTCAACTCATCTTGTAAAGCTCTCATAAATAATGCGCCACGAAGCGCAACAATATTATTAATATTTCGTGGATCAACTTGTGGGACATCAAACTTACTTGAAGTCAAACCATATTGAGAATTCAAAACAATCTTAAGCGCATAAGCTAATGCTTCTATTTCTTCTGGATTATCAAGGAACTCAGCCAATGCACCATTCATAATTTGTTTTGCATTCTGAATATCGCCATGTTTAATCATAATGCGTGCATCAAGAATATCTTTGAACTTAGGTGTGTACTCTCCAAAATAATTAAGATTTATTAGAGATGTTGGATGCATTGAAGCGACATCCATTAGCACCACATTCTCATAATATCCATACTTTGCATAAACATACCCGCCAAACCCAACATCAGTACCACGATACATATTTCTAAGTCGAACTTTACCAGCCTCATCAACTTCCTGTTTCAACTCATACCCAGGAAATGTTTCAGCTAGGTCCGTATAAACTAACTGAGGATGTTTCTCATTACCAAATATAAACTTTGTTGCTAATTGATTAGTTGTATCGTTGACACTACCATTTGATAACATGGCAAGAATTTGACGAGCCGCCCAATCCCCTTTAAGATGATTAAATACTGCTTCGGTGGCACGGACATCATTGCAACAATATGATGCAACCAATTCCCAATTTTCTTCAGGAACAGCTTCATCCCATTTAAAGCCCAACTCATGATGCCGTATCCCCAACTCGATCTCCCATTTCTTAAGAGACTGTTTAGCGGCAGAGAAATCGTAAATATCCGTGTAAGAAATATTATACGCCTCACCAAAGAACCCACCTTTCTTACCAATTATTTTTTGGCTTAAATTATAAAGTTGCTCATTGTTATAACCAATATAAGCCCCATACAAAATATGGTTATCATACCGTCGACAATTAAACCCAACCAACTTATACTTAAGTAATTGCTCAATATCCAACGATGATGGATTGATTAGTTTAATAATATCATCTTTCCCAGCAACTTTGTAACAGATTACAAATAAATTCGGGAAGACCTCAACATCATAAAAGACCATCTCACTATCAGAAATATCATTTGAAACATTAATTTCTTTACTTTGGAAATGCATCTTTGTAACTAAGTTGACACAATACTCAGAGTTATTACTACTGTTCGATGCAAATGCTAAGACTTTAGTCCGCATATCATTGAGGTCGTATTTCATGTCTGAATTGTAAGCATCTTCAAGAATCTTAAATATGAAATCACATGAAGGTTTTGTTGCAGAATGAATTTCTTTATTAAGATTCCGCTCAATCATTCTCCGCAATCCTTGTTCAGATTTAATTTGTGTGTCTGTTGTCATTCTTTTCCGCTCCTTAAATGGTAGTCCAGACGATATAGTTGTGAACTCCATATCATTAGATTTGGTATAACGCCTTCTTAATGAACTCCCTCCAGTAAATATCTTAATTTCTATATCGTCTGAAATATTTCGAGCAAGTTTACTAACATCTCCTTCCCAAATATAATGTAGATGAACTCCTTTACCACTTTTACTAAACTCAGAATATGTTGCTGGAAATTTCTTTGCTTCAGTGCAATTTAAAACCTCGTCTTTTTCACCATCCTCATTCTTAATATCAAAATCAATCACAATATGTTTCTCTGGAACTTTTACATAATGAAGTTTTGTTGTATCCAAATCTTTCAGAGTTGTCCTAACATTATCCCATTTAAATATAGGCGTACCATCTTCATTCGCGTATTGAGCCGGACAATCTTTATAAATCTTATCAAAATATGATTCTTCACTATCCATTTGCAAAGTCGAAATATGCTTTTCTTTCGGTTTAAACGATTCACCTATAATTTTTGATTTAATGAATCCTAAATATACATCCCTAGCAGTAGTCCCTCCAATTCTATGAAATCTTTCATACTCTTTAAAATATGATTTCAACTCCTCTCTAACCTGAGCTTTATCTAACCAATATTGTTTACCAATATCTTGACAATATCCCTTATACATTTCATATGCTTGTTTTAGAGTTGTTTGATCTTCTCTTTCAAAGACAGAATATGATTCATCCATAAAGTTAAAAAACACATTAGTTCGCTGCATCATGTCTTGTGGAATATAGGTGCTATAATAATTTTTACCCATACGTTTATAAACATGATAACAATGAAAAGCAATTGCACCCAACTCAAATGGTATTTGTGCCATTAATTCATTGTATCTATCTTCAGATATCTTTTTACCAGTTGGACTAACATCTATTAATCGTCTTAACAACCCAGACTTTGAATCTGTTATCTTAACTGGCGTATTAGTTCCTAAAAATAAGAAACAATTAATTGTAGCAGTATAGCTTGCCTTATACTTCTCGTTAATGGTCATTGGCTCGTGAGATATGATTGAGTTAAGTTTACTATTATCCTCAATCCGGCTTAAATCACCATCATGTTGAATTGCCAATAATGGATTTGATTTAAACGTCTCAGTTGCAAACGCATTTGTGTTACCAGCCAACGTCTTTGCATCGAACGTTGAGAAATATCCCTCAAACAACTGTTGCACAATATTGAGAAACGTTGACTTTCCACTTCCAGGTGCTCCATATAAAACTATAAATTTTTGAATCTTTTTACTATCTCCTGCAAATATAGATCCAATTGCCCATTCTAATTTCTTGCGTTCATCTGCAGAATATAATGTATTCATAATTTCATCATAAGCATCATATGAACCTTTATCAAATCGATAAGGAACTTTGTGAGAAATATAATCTTCCCGTTTTACTATAGTGTTCTCAAATGCTACCATGTCATCCAACTGTGTCCAATTGTCAGCTACGCAAGATAAAAATTGTTTATATTGTCTTAATGTATTACTATTAAAACTACTAAACGTTTTGATGTTACAATTATCACCTTCATACTTTTTTGCAAACTCATACAATTCTTCGTCAACTAATCTATATAAATCATACTCATCTCTAGACCATAATCCTTTATCTTTATCCCAAACAGCATAAAATCCTTTACCACGTGTCATAATATTTTTAGACTTTACAGCCGTAAAATCTGGAAATATCTCAATTGAATTTTTATTAATTTTTGTGCAAATCTTGAAAAAATCCACATCATAACCTCCTGTCACATTTGTCACAAAATACATTTGTCACAAACTCTTTATATAACTTATTTTTTTTCGCGCGAATATATAGAGAGTTTATAAAGTACCTGTTTTGTGACAAAATATTAGAATAAATCCCTTTCTACGATATAATTGTTCATTTGGGACCATAATTCGGCCTTTTTTAGCTCTTTTTGCCTCAAAATAGAGGGAAAAGCACATCCTGAGCTATCTTCTCCATAACGTCTATCTAAGAATTGACACAAAATTTTGTCGATTTCTAAATATGGGTCATTTATATACTTCAATTTTTTGTCAGAAAAGTGTGACAATTGTGACAAAATATTATTCAAAATTAAGTAAAAAAAGTCTACTCGACCTATCCCAGTCTTATCGAAGGATATCAAACTATACCCTCTACTCACCAAAGCAATAAGCACTTCTAAAACTCTGCACTGCCCACATTCAAGATTTAGCGCCGTCAAATCTGCACCAGTCTCTTCACAATAAATATAACGCAAATATAAACCATCACCAACGCGATTCTCATCCTTCGCAATCACTGAATAAAACTCTTTACTCCAAAGTCTTCTCAAAAGAAACATAAACTCCATCTTTCTATACTTTTTAAAAGACCTAATCAACCACTGAAAATATACCTCTTCCAACCAATTTCACCTCCTCGCGAAAAAATAAAAGACGCTGTTAAGCGTCCTCATTAATTGATTGACCATTATAAATCAATTCATAAATTTCCGAACTTGTCATTATAATCATCTCCTTTCATTAAAGGACATGTTAATATAACGATTAATAGAAATAAAAGGCGCTGTAGAAGCGCCTCTATACCATTCCGAAACTCCACATGACCAACCACAAACATCCACAGCCAAGTCCAAAACACCCTACGCCTATTCCCCAAACCAGCATAAATATATCTCTGTCGTTCAACCATGGGTATTTACCCATAATGATCATCTCCTTTCATTAAAGGAGGTGTTTATATAACGCCTATAACCTCAAGCAACTCAATCTCTTCTTCACTCATCTATAATCACCTCGCGCACATTTTATAGGAGCTCCCAATACTGGAGTCCTATGCCAATACTTACATTCACAATGGTTCTCACCAACCACAAAATATGAACACTTGTCTATACCTTTACAATCTGGTCTGTCGTATATACGACCATCAACCCAATCAAGAAGCATTGAACTCATCTTTAACACCCCGCATTCTATTATCGTAGCTAACAATATTACAATGAATATAATTTTTATTTAGGCTCACCTCCAGGACCAGTCTCGAAATATCTTATAGAATCAGATTCCTCGTCATAATAACAATGATCTTCAAAATATGAATTCTCCCAACCAATACCTCGTTCATTATCCATCTCTTTCAGAACCTGTTTAATTACAGCTTTGTATTCTTTTGCTATGGGTTTACGAGATTGCATAATTACTTCTCGAACTCCATCTCGTGTAAGTAACCATTGTGGTCTATTATCTCGATAACCACCTCGTCTTCCTGTTTGACTCCCGTTATTATAGGGACTCAAAGATATAACTGCGTATACTTTTTCATCATCATCAACTTGTGCAATCATATCATTTGTATGACCAACAGAATGATCAATTGCTCTAGCCACATCCGCAGCTACAAACAACGGATTCTTAGGATCTCCAAATACTCTAAATGTCCAGATTCGGAAATTATACTCACCAATTGCTTCAACTCTTAACATCTCTACCACTTCTCCTTAACATTCTTATAAACTTGAACGGTCTGGAAACGGTTCTTCCGAGGTCTGTCACAATCGATATGTACCCACCCACCTTCCATCAAACAATACTCAAGTCCTTGCATCTTACCTTCCAAATATAACTCCTGGATGAAGTTAGCCAACTCACGTGCATTATAATGCTGACAAGAAATATCAGCTGCATTACCGTGGACATGATTAGGAGATGTACTACCAGCTTCTTTATTTCTTTCTGGACATCTGCAACCAGAATTAATACGAAGAGGGACCCCTATGAAGTCCCTCAACTCTTGACACATCTCAGATATAAGTGGATTGATTTCATCAAAACCACAGCCACATTTGCAAGCGAATTCAGACCTATTGAAGTTTCGTTTCAAATCGCCCATCGTTGGTTTCAACTCCTTCGTTCTTAATTATAACTTCCAAATAATTCCTTACCATCTGTAAATTACTCAATATGTTTTCCGAAGAGTCATGTGTAAGAACCCCATGAATAGCATCGCTAATATGATTCCAAGCATATCCAGCGCAATCGTGGTTAGTCATTCTTATCATCTCCCAATCTCGTTTTGTAAATATCCATCTCCATACGATTTCTCAACCTCTGCAAAGCATCCATAAGAACTGCTTTAGTTGAAATATTGCCGCAAACAAACTGAGATAAAATAATATCCACATCACTTTTCCATCCAGCCAACTTAGCAACATAATCCGTCTTATTAACTTCTTTGTCCATTTCCTCCACCTTATCTTTCTTTGAAATATACCCGTTCCAAAAATCATCCATCATCTTAATCTCTTTCTTATCGTCATCACTCAAATGTGCCCACAATGCATCAAATTCTATCCAATTCATAATAGTGTCACCCCCAAAAATATAGCGTCCTAGAGGCCTGTTTTGCCACCTAGAACGCTCGTAGTTCAATCTTTTTTCTGATTTAATATAAAAGTGTCAACTCGTATCTTAAAAGTCGTCTGAGAGCTTCATTTTGCCAATTCGTCTCTCGCGCTCTATTGGCGTCTCGTACTGTGTTTCATTGAATGCAAGATTCAAACGATGTACCTCGAAGTCGGTCTGTATCTCAGCATTGCGGAAATATACCTTACTGTGCTCTTTCAACTGCACAAGAATATCCATCTTATGCATCTCGAACTCTTCGTCGATAAATATCTCCTGGTCGTCATCATCTGTAAATACGCCGTCTTTAGCATAGTAGAAAATATCATTCTTTGCGTAATTAGGGCAGGAGTTTTGGAAGTCATGTTCCGTTATAATACCGGACTCGCCTTCCTCATAGTCGTCTACAGATATGTTCTTGTCTTCTTCCATAGTAGTCTCCTCCTTAGCAAAGTTTTCAGCCAACTTCTCCTGAAGCAACTCATTCAAATCCGGTTTGGTATAATATTCCTCAACAATATGTCTGTGTAAGTGCTCGTCACCATCATCCATTATTTTCTGAATTTCACGCTTTCCTTCTTCAGCAGCATCTGCATAAATCTCTTCAACTCTGGCTTCCCACTCTCTTTCGAATTTGTCTTTAATCCAAATCCAGCCAATTACTCCGCCAACTCCAGCGCCTATTGCAAAATTTATAATTGATTTAAACATCTATCTTTGCCTCCCATGCAAATATAAGTTTGTTTTCTTGATTGATAAGAACGAACTTGTCCGTATCGTATATGTGTTCAAATATCAAAAGCGGTATCTTTGGCGCACCAATGTCGTTGCTAAAGAACTTAAGTTGTGCATTAGTATGGGTATTCTTTCTGAAGCTGTAGAATGGTTTGGAATATATAAGTTTAGCGGTAACCACATCTTGTTTGAATAATATGCCCGCTATGGTATCTGCAATACTCATCGCTACATCAGGATTATCATGCATAGCGAAGAAGTAATGCCCAAGAATATCATTTATGTTGCTCCCATTATCCGTTACCTTAATATATCTAACCTTCTCAGCACCTATCATCTAAGTTCCATCTCCAATCTTTTTTCCATTAATATAACATCTTCCTCAGCTTCGAGTCTCTGGTACTCGTCAAATAATGTCCGATGAAGTCCCTCATTACTTTTAGCAATATTAATTGGGAAGGACCGCATATCAATATCTTTCACGTTATAATTCAGTGATACCAAGGCTTTTGCCTTTTTGTATTCATCCCACTTCCCTTCCAATTTCACAAGTTCCAACCAATCGCCTTTGATTATGTGCTGCTTAGCAGTCACTTCTCCCCATCCAGATACACCTTTAATGTTGTCTGACTTATCCCCGATTAAGGCCTTGTAATCAGGAAATAGTTTTGGATGGAAACCGTACTCTTGTTCAAAGTCGGCTCTTGTGGTAAATATACCAGGTGGTCGATATAGTCTTACGTTTTGGTATTTGAGTAATGCCTTGAGGTCGTTATCAGCGCTAAATATAACAATCTCAATATTACCGCAATCACACTTCTTACAAGGTTTGCTACATTTACACTCAGGTACATAATGGTGAACACATGTCGCGATCACGTCATCACCTTCTGCACCATCCTGAAATATAACTCTAAAACCCATGTGGTTTACAAACCTTGTCATTAACGTTCTGAAAATATAGAAGTTTCTATTTGTCGGTGCCTTGCGCCCCGCTTTGTAATCAGGATCAATTTTCATCCTATCTAAAGTCTCACGTTTGCAATCACCAGCAAATATGAATTCTGTGGGGATGTTACGGTTTACTCGTATCTTGGAAACGCACGTTCTTAACATATCTATTCCTCTCACGAACGGCATCCAAGGTCTTACTTCCAAATCCCTAATCGAGCCGAAATATGCCCGATAGATGAAATTACTGTAATCTACTAATATGATTTGTTTGGGGGCTTTATTGCCGCCCCCTTGGCTAATGTAATTCATTCTATTTCTTTTCTGCGTTTATAACGTCAATCAACTCGTTCACCGGTCCATCGACGTTGAAGTCAAGAAGCATTTCTTCAGGTCTTCCATTTACCCAACCATGATCATAACCGCTCCAAGGACCGAATGACACAAATCCATCTCCCCTATCTCTGGTCCATCCTACTATTGATCCAGCGGTCGTCTTTTCAAGGCCGAGTTCATCATAAGCGTCGTTAAGCATTACATAACCATATATCCTCAAACGGTCATTCAAAAACATAAGTTTTGATTTGATGAACGCAGTATTCCAGTTACCGTCTTCTGTCCAATATCTGGACGTTGCTTTTGAATATACCCTAGCATAGCCGGATACTGTCTGTCCATTCAATACCTGGTCAGTGATTGTTACCTTCTTTTTGTGGCCCTCCTCGTCCACTATCGTTTCGGTGCGCTCAACCTCCTCTGTCCCATATAGAAAGTGAATATCTTTTGCATCGCCCAATTCAGACCTAACCCTACCTCTGTAGTCTTTGAAACACTTATCAAGAACCGTATATGCAACTGTGAGAGCTGCATGACGCTTCTTAATTATTCCGAAACCTGCAAGAACACATGCAGTTCCCGTCGCTAACACTGTTGCTGATGGCGCATAAAGTTTAGTGAGTTCCCATGCTGCCGTCCTTTTCGTCAAAAAACGGTCGTGCTTCTGGTCTGCGACTGAATATACCTCTACCTCCTCTCCTGTATCTTCATCAATTTTTGTCTGACCTTCGGCTTTAACCTTAGCCCTTTCAATGTTCTCCATACTCTCGTTATGGTCGCAGATAATATCCAAATATCTGAAACTCGTTGACGCTTTGATGGCCAATCCTGTGCCTACCAGCATCAACCCAACTCCACCATATACCAATATCTCAGGAGCCTTTCTTTTTACAAAGAACTTCGCTCCATGACCAATTACTGCCAAACTACTCTTAAGATTTCCAAACATCATATCGTCTCCTTTTTATTTGTGTGAAAATATAAAAGGTTAGCTTTCGCTAACCTAATGCTCTCATTATTTCTTTTACAGCTTCCGTCCATGCCAGTTCGATTTCTGCGTTGGCTTCCGCCAATTCTTCTTCTGTCCAAGCCGCCATTTCTTTCAAATCGTTTTCCAACTCATCATCATCCACATCCTTAAATTGGATTTTGATGAATTGTTTAACCTCATCTTTTTCGAAACGTACGTCCATACTTCCATCTTCATTGACTTTATTCAACCTCATTATAAACACCTCCATAGATTTTACTTCATTAAACGGTGTGTTTTTCTGAAAAATAAAGGAGAAGCCTAAGCCTCTCCTCTGCACATTTCTTGTCTTGATTTCTCCATTCCCAGACAAATCTCATATGTCGTCTTACGCATCCATTGTTCATACAATTCGAACATGACATATATTACGATGCTCACGCCGATGAAATGAATTCCAGCTCTCCATCCATTGTCAATATAAATTCTTATACCGACAAGGATGAATGCAACTAGACTCCAATTCACCCAACGCAAATATCGTCCTATGGTTCTGTTATAGAACATACTCCATGTAAACGTAAGATTGAATATAAAATTCTCTATTATTTCATCAATCACTAACATTTTATCTGCAAACTTCATTTAAAACATCTCCTTTATTTTTTATCTTTCATTAAAGGATATGTTTTTCTTGTTCTTACAGAACTAATGTCGGTATTTCGTACTCCTGGCAAACCTTCATTTCAATTCTGCAACCTTTAGCATATTTCCATCCCTTTAGGAATATAGCTAAGTCTGCATCATTTAATAATGCTATGGAGTGACCCAAACATTGCAAACGATTCTCAGGGACAAAATCCTTATTAACCGAATCGATTACCTCAAAATCCCCACCGAGGATTTTTCTGAGATCAACAAGAGCCTTTGCTCTGTCAGACTCTATCTCAATTTCTGAACGCCCTTTCATTGGCTGGCTTACATATATCTTCATAATTATTCCTCCTTTAAAATATTACAAATATAGATAGGTAATACATACTAAGTGCTAATGCAAGTGTGTCAATTATCCAATCCAGAACTGTCTTCTTCAACAGGAAGTTCCTCCTTTGTCTTCAATAGTTTCCATCCAATATATGCCGCACCGCCTATAACACCACATGCTATACTCGTCCATCTGTAATTCTTAACCACATTAAATATCTTCTTCATTCTTATCTCTCCAATCGAATATGATAGGTACTAATTGTGCTAATTCTTTTCTAAGCGGCAACATTACTTCTCTCATCTGAGGATGAGCCGCCATACTACATCTTTCTTTGAAAATATGTCTCCACTCACGGAAGTTAGCAGTCACAATTAATTCCGTCTTGACTGAGTTTGGTAATACTGACCTACATTCCTGAGGCGAACAATCTCTAGATCTGAGCGCCAAATATAAATCTTCGGCATACTTCATACCCTGTGTCCAAAGTCTATACTCAAGCGAGTCCTCTTCCCAAAAACATGGTTTGATAAATGTCAACTCTTTACCAAACTTATCTTGACTGTAATTGCAATATCTTGTGGATTCTTGAGCAAAGCTGGCTAAGCGATGCCTAACCAGCTCATGAGATATACCTCTATCTACAATAAATTTAACAGATAGTTGGCTATGTTCAAGCATAGCTCCGTGACCGCTTGCCACCAGTTTGCTAACGAGATTATAAGCTGAACCAGCATTTATCTTATCCTCCGATTTGTAACAAACTCTTGCAACTCTCTCAATATCTTCAAGCGAGTAAGCCAAGCTAATTTGGTTTGTCAGTATCTTGTAACTGGCTGGTATTATCTTCACGTCTCTTCCACTCCTTCCAAATATCAATTATTGAATCTGCGAACACAAATCTGCAACCGCTTAATCCTGACACGTCCTCACAAGTCATTGAATAATCACAAAAATGGCATGGGGCTCGCTTATCAACTCCATGTTTCCACAAATATGCTTGTTGCATCTCTATGAAGTTAGCTATTGCGAATTCAAGGTTTTTGAGTTTGAAGAAATATTGGTCGACTGCGTAATTATCTCCTATGGTCGTCATGCTGTCATCACGCTTTCCACTTCATTGCCATACTCATCCACAATCATTACGTCTCCTCCAGGAACAGTCTTAGTAAAATATAATTTACCATCTGCTCCGTAAAAGGAGTCGTCGGGCATCTCGTCAAATATCTGAAAGCTACCACCTTGACGAATTCTCATTGCCTTGAGATGTGTTGTTACAACTTTTCTAAATTCTCTAGCAAGAGGCATTTTGGATTGACACAAAACATCATATAATCCTTCCTCTGTTAAGAAATATTCAGAACGTCTGGAACCACCCCAAGTCTTAACTTGATCGGTATCTTGCGTACCGGACAAGATTTTATGATTTGGTTCAACTAAATCACACATATGACGAATATTCTCTCTAGAATATCCAATCGCCTTACCAACATCTTTGGCTCTGAAATATGGTTGTTCCATAGAATTATAAATGTCAAACTCTACTTCTCGGAAGGTAAATTTATTTACAATTTGCATAATATTTTTCCTCCCATTCTTCTTCGTACTTATCCATTGGATTAATATCTTCTTTAAATATGATTCCATCAATCCATTTACTTTTAATATATGTACACCATTCATTGTGAATACGTTTAGCTACAAATTGTAACAATGGTAAAGGAATATCCATAATTTCAAGTTCTTCTAAAGGTATTCCAATTCTATCAATGATGAATTGATCTTGATATTTTCCAATGAATTCAAACTCTTTTAATTCCTCTTTTGTCATTTTATTAGGGCTTTTAAATCCAAGTTTCTCCAATAATTCAAAACTCATCTCAAATCACTCCCTTATCTCCAGGTTCACCTTTAGGTTCAATAAACGGCCATTTTGCATTTAAATCATGTTTCACTCTATCTTTTTCCTCGGCTCGTTTCCCATCATTAAATCTCGGCAAATATGCCAGATACCCAGTAATACGGCGCATGCGCATAATATTGGCAGAGCCGCAAACAGGGCAAATATCATCAGGAATGAAACCATCAAGATGACAATTTTCACAATGATCAAGGGGCATATTATAAGCGCCATACCCAATACCAGAAGTGTGCATAACATGTAATAAGTCCTCCATTGCAGTAATATTTTGTGTTGCGTCACCTTCCAACTCAACGTAAGTAATATGACCAGCGTTGCATTGCTTGTGGAAACTACCCTCAAGCATAATCTTTGCCACTGCAGAGATGTCCTGACCAACAGGAATATGGAAGGAGTTGGTGTAATATGCTTTGTCTGTTACACCTGGAATCACACCGAACTTCTCTTTGTCAAGAAGTAAGAAGCGTTCACAGGTTGACTCTGCTGGCGTAGCTAACAAGCTGTAATTGAGATGACGGAGTGTACGGAATCGGTTACTATGCAGGTCCATGAAGTCAAGAATATCATGTTTGGATACCGATGTAACGCCATTCAACTCCAAAGCTTTCACACATTCCTCCATACCTACGAATCCTATAGATAGTGTAAAATGCTTGAGCATTGGCCACATATCACCAGTCTTCTTACATTCAGCAGCTTCAATGCCTATCTCATCTCCAACAAGAGAAGGATATGCTTCCGGCGGTCTCTTACATTGACGAGTGAATCGATATTGAAGTTGGTCGGCTACTAACGTCATAGTGTATTTGAGACGAGAGTAGAACTCCTCTTCAGAATATGACAGAATGCCAAGCCGTGGAAGATTGATTGTGCAGAAGCTAGCGTTACCCCGTCCGTAGCTAGTGCTCTTACCAAATATGTCTTTGTAGACTCTTGTTCGACAGTTGTGAGAATACACACCACTTAAATCAAACCTATCTGTTTCTGTTTCTAGATCATATGAATGATCATAAATATTTTCTTTTTCAATTGAGTTAATAAGATGGATTTGAGAATGTTGCACACGCCGGCACAATCCTCCATTTTTTATTTTTTTAGAAAGAGCTAAATAATTATCAAGTTCTGGTATATAATCACAATATACAGCATAACGAATTTTATCAGTTCCGTTGTAATGATTTTCATATATTTGTGCTTCACCAGTTAAAGATAAACATAAATATAATTCTTGAAGAGCCAATTCTTTATTTGTTGAACCTATTGATAATTTATGTTCTCTTGGATTAACATAACCATCAGCATCAACAATACCAGCTAATAACGCGAGTCTAGCTTCTTCTTCCCACATTAGAAAATCAGATGGAAGATGTCTATCGATTTTCCTAATACCACCAAACATTGATCTATATCCAGTATTATCTAATTGTGGAACATGAATTTCTATATAATCCCCTTTTTCACCTCGATGTTGTTCTTTAAACCAAGCTTGAGGAAACAACATTTTAATTCTATCACAAATTTCTGTTTCATCCATACCAACGCATGCCATGTATCCACCAGCATAACTAGCATCACAAACAGTAAATCCAATAAACCAAGGGTCTTCATATGGTACTTCTTTTCCAGATGGAATAAAAGAAGTAATTTGGATTTCATCACCAACTTCAACATCTTTAAGAAGCGTTCGTCCTTTATTTTCAATGGGAAGCGGATGATCACTTGTTAAAGTTAATCTACGACCACCTGAAATTTTAACATTCCAAAAATCCGTGGTCATTGGATTTTTTATCCAAGTCTTAATTTTCGAAAACCTTCGATTATAACTATCCCAAACACTATACTCTCCGCCCATATATAAATGCTTATCATATGCACGCGCCATAGATTCACAGTAAATTATATTAAGTCGATCATCTCGATATACGATAACCTCATCTCCCAGATTGCAACCCATAAAACCGACATGCGTAGTGGGGTCACTCAACTCAAACCCATCATCATTGCCAGTGTTATCCAAAAATCCATAATTCGGATAAGCCCTCTTAGCTGTACATAACAAAGCTCTACGAGTCAAATGATAATATGGGTCATCTCTATCGAGATTGATACCTTTCTTAACTCTGTAAATCTGTATGGGATATCTGGGAGTTTCACTATTAGCTAATCCGGTCATGGTTGCTTCAAGTGTGGATATGATTAATTCAGATGCCCAAACAGCAGCATCATCTTCTCCAAGCTCTTTAAGAGTTGCAGGCCCCATACCGTAATTGATTGAAGAAAATGGAACTTGAGCTCCTGCTCTTGAGTTCATTGTGTTAAGGTTATGAATCATTGATTCAGCACCCTGACGAACTTCTTTCTTTGTTATTTCAAACGCCAAATCGCCATACATCTCAATATTTCTCAAATGAGCTCTTGCTATGAGTCTGCCCATGGCAATATCATAATCCACAATAGCCTGTCCGCCATACTGGTCATTCTGGTTTGACTGTATGGCAATACAAAGCTGCATGAAAGCAGCCATAATACGCTTAGGAGGACGCATATTACCAAAGCCAGTTGTGAAAAGCTTATCAAGACTTATCTGGCAGCAAGTGGTGGTTAGGTCGTAAAAGTCAAGGTCATGAATATGGATGTAACCTTGTGTATGAGCCAAAGCAAACTTCTCAGGAATATCCTTTAGGAACTCTTTCTTACTTAGAGCAGCGCCGTAATTTAACATAGCACCCATAGGGTTGTCGCTATTAATATTAGCGCATGCCCTCCGCTCATTATCTCCATCAACCGGTCTTTTCAAATATCTTTCAAATTCAGTTTTGTTTGTCATTATTATCACTCCTATGTAATTTATTGTCAATGAGCATTTCTATATACTCTTTAGGACATGGTGCCCCTACATCACCTTTATCGCCCTTAGGTCCTTGCTCGCCAATGAACCTTCCACTCAAACACCAATATATAATCATTACATCACAAATCAAATGAATTACTGCAATCAAAATATTACTCGTCATAGTCTTCCTCCTTGGTGTATCCGTTTTGTCCACGCTCAAGTTCTTGGATTCTGAGCTTAAGTCTATCAAGTTTCTGGTCCATTTCTTCTTGTCGCATCATTATTTGATTTAACAAGTCAAATATATCGCTCGCTTTTTTCATCAATCTAATTTCTTCACTCATGTCTAAACCATCCTCCAAAGAATTCTTTGATTCGAGTCCATAGAGATTTTTCTTTCTCTTGCA